CAAATGCCGTTGGCGTTCAGAATGTTCGCCTGCTCCAGCGTGAGGGTGACGTCTGTGCCGTCTTCCAGGCAAGCGCCGTCGCACTGGAGGGCCTTATTAGAGGGCGATTCATACGGCACACCGTCGTTGCCGCTGTCCACCTTCGCCATCAGGCCCGCGAGCTGGGTGGAGAGATGGAACTGCTTGCTGCCGAGCTTCACCTGCGGCCAGACTGCAATCTGAGCCGGGTCGATCAGGTTCGTCGCGGACTTCTTCGCGGCGACGGCATCATAGCTGCGCGCGCCGCTGGCGGAGCAGTCAATATCGCAGATGGACTTTGCGCCGAGAATGCCGTTGATAACTTCGGCTTTCGCAGCCATGACAGCCTGCACCGTGCTGGTATGCGACCATCCGGGCGCGATAATGAGGTCGGGCGTGATGCTGACGGTTGCCATGCAGAGGTCAATCGCCTCGATGCCCTTGACAATATCATCGTCGCCGATTTCAGTCGTCTTGACCTTGTCGTAGCTGATAAAGAGCTTGGTCGCGTCCTTGGCTGCACCGCCCTCGATCGTCTCAACGATGAGACTGCCATCCGAGTAGTACGCGGCATAGTCCGTGTCCTTGACAAGCGGCGATTCAGACGAAGACGCCGACTTAACAACGAGGCTGGACAGGATCGCATCGAACGGCAGCTTTGCCTGCTTGCCGGAAAGGGTGACTTCCGCGCCCGCGACGGCCTCCTTGTTGGTGCTCGGATCAAGCACGTTGCAGAAGATGATTGGCTGACGCTGGAACAGCTTGAAATGCGAGTACATGGCTTCGCAGATCGTGTAGGTCTTCCAGTCGTCGGAATAGCCCAGCTTCTTTACCGCGTCTTCCCAGTCGGTGCAAAGCACCGGGGTAAAGAGCGCGGCCGGGGATTCTGCGGAGTGAACCGGTGCTGTGCCGACAATAAACGGCACACCGGATTCAGCGACAACGGGCGTCGAAACGCTCGTTTTCTGCTCCCGCACATATACGCCATGCTTCAATGGTTACTCCTCCTTCTTTCTCCGGTCTGCCAGCTTGTGATAATTCACGTAGAGCAGATTACCGGGTGTTTTGACTTTGATTCTTGCCTCGGACACCTGATCGCCGGGAATAACCAGCGTGGCAATCAGCGGATATTTCTCAACCGCTGCCGAGATCTGCGCGAGCGCGTCCTGCTTGTCACCGTACAGAATACGCGCCTGCTGGATCGTGCCGACGATGCTCGGCCCGATGTACATACAAAAGCCGGCGCTTTTCGCACCGGCCTTGCCTTTGGCTTTTACCATGCAAATGCCTCCCTGTTGACACTGGGGATTTTCCATACCGACACCAGCTCCGCGCAGAAGTACGGTGCGGTGTTGTCGGTGTAGTAGAGTGTGGATAGCTTCTGTGAAAGATCCAGCGCAAACTGCTTGGCGATTACGCCGTGCATCAGAAGCTCTTGACGGAAATGCTCGACCGTCGTAAGCAGCCGCAGCGCACCTTCCTGATCGTCTTCGCCGTACACGCAGAAAAGGGAGCGGACCTCAACGCTGCTGTCCGTCGGCTCGCCGGGCTTCTGCTCATCTTCGCCAGTGACGATCTGATGCAGAATGTACGGCGCTTTCGAGGTCGCGGATTTGACATCGGGCAGACGCTGGCGGTAGACCAGCGGCGGGCGCTCGGCAGGTTCTTCCTCGTCGCCCTTCTGCCGCCGCACGGGAAGAAGAATTTCGCGCATGACCTCATTCGTGAAGCTCGTAAGCGCGTCCAGTAAATTCAGTCGTGTCATACAGACGCCCATCCTTTCACTATCGCATCCACCTCATGCATCAGTCTCTCCTCGAACTTGCTCATCGCCTGTTCACCAAGGCGCTCTTTCACCTCATCGCCACCGAGCATCTGCGGAACAGAAGAACCCATGATCTCCTTGATCTCGGCATCGCCTGTGGCAGTTCTGCCGCCGGTGCGCTCGAAGATGCCAATGTGACCAGACTGCATCTGCGCGACAAATGCGCGGGAGAACGTAGTCGGCGCGGTCGAAAGAAACTGATGGCCGGTCGCGGCAATGCCCGGATGAACCGGGCGCAGATTGCCGTTGACGATTGCCATGACGGTCTTTTCCGTGTTGACGGTCGGTTTGCTGGGAGATGAGCCGCCATAACGCCAAAGCGGAATCTTTTTGCCGCGAAAGGAAATTTTCGCTTCAACCCCGTTGAAATACCGATAGCTTGTCGTAATGTTCTGCTCAGCGCGAATATCCTTTCTGGCTATATCGTACCGCTTACGGATTTCTCTGGTGCTTTGCGTCCGAAGGTGCGCTGTCGCGCGGTTCATTGCTCGCTTCATCGCAACTTCAATGCCACCCGGAATATCTGCAAGTTGCTGTTCTGCATTGTGAAGTAGCTCTGGAGAAACAATTTCAACGCGCGCCTGGAAACTTGCTGTGTACGGAGCAAATCCCTTATTCATTCGTCAAACGCCTCCAGTTCCACACGCAGCAGACCGAGTTCACAGACAGAGGACGCGACGTAGAAGCGTCGGAAGAAGGTAGCGTCATCGGGATCGCTGATCTCCATGCGCGTCCCTTTTTCCGGTTGGTTGCCGCCGAATCCTGCAATGCAGCACGGACGAAACGAGGAACAGCCCCTGAATATGATCGCTCATAAGCTGGCGGCGGTCTTTCTCTTTCAGCCCGGACAGCACAACCGGAATGCCAGCGTGATCCTCGCCGTCGTATGTCACGCCGTCGTAGACCACGATCCGCTTCTCTGCAAACTCGTCGAGGTTCATAAAGGTCCGCGCATTGTCACGCGCGACCATGTCCTTGAATTTGCTCATACCACCGGCGCGGCGGCGCTCAGATCAGGAAGATCATCCTCACTGATTTCCTCGCCCGGCTCGACGGGCACGGCGACGATTGCCGCAATCAGGTCATCTTTCTTGCGGAGCTTCGCCGTTTCAATGCCAAGCTCGGCGGCAAGCTCTTTGAGCTGTGCCACCGTCATTTCCTGTAGCTGCTCCGCGTCGAGATGGGCCTCTGCGCCGCTCTCTGCGCCGTTTTCTTCGCTGGGCATATCGGCGCAGGGGGTGTCGCCGCTTTCGACCGTGCTGCCGCTTGCAACAGGCGCTTCGTCTGCTTCGTGGACGATCGCTGCGACGCCGAGCGCGACGAGACGCCTTGCTTCGGCTTCGTCTACCTCGCAGATGCCGCCGCGCTCAACGAGCTTCGGCATGGCGTCCTTGGTCTTACGCCAGCCGTAGGAACCGCTGATAATTTCAATTTTCATGCCGTACTCCTTTCACGCGCCGATCAGGCCACGACGTTTGCCGCGTAGATGTACGGGCAGTAGTTTTTCGGCGCAGCCAGCGGACGGGCAGCCAAGCGCAGCTTGCGTCTGTCGTTGGGCTGGTCGAGAACAAACTTCGGGACGCGCTTCGCAACGTAGGTGGAGAAGTCGGTCGAGCCGTAATCAATCTGCGTGATCTGGCCGTACATCATGTGACCGCAGTCGGGAGCTGTGACCATTGCAGAGGTCGCGGGGAAGTACCGCTGCTCCGTACCGCTGTCATCGACATAGGTTTCGTCCACGCAAATCACGTTGAGGCGGAAACCGCCGAAGTTCAGCGTACCCATATAGGTAACGCCGTCATAGGGGCTGAGCTGCTGATCAATCGTGCCGATGATGATGCCGCTGTTGCGGTCGAGCAGGGACTTGACGTCCGTGAGCGCGAGGATCGCGTCTGCAACGTCGGAGCCGATCACGAGGTCTGCTGCCCGGAGGCCACGCTTGGACAGCTTGCGGCACATATTCTTCACGTCGGAGAAGAACGCCGCACCCTTTTCGTCAGTTGCGTTCCACTTGGTGCTGACGGTGTAGGCGTGATCGCTCGTCGTGTCATAAAACTGCACATACAGCTTTTCACCTTCGGTCTTATCGTCGATGTACGACTGCATCGTGCAGGAGTTGTTGATCATGGTCTGGACAGCCATCCACTCTTCACGACGGGTGATGCGAATGTCCATATCGGAAAGA